GAGGGAGCTTATGCTCCCTCGCATGATTACTCTCGCTGCTTTATGAGAGTAGTCTACCCTATAGACTGGAGTAACTACCTATGCCTGGACGCACGCGAAGTAGAACCTATGCAAGGTCTTCTGGCCCTGCACGGAACAATCTCACGGGCGCTCTCTCCGGTTTCGGACAAGTCTTTGGTGGGAATGCCACCTGCCAAGACGTGACCGGATATGGAGACTGCTTTGGACTTATCATAAATACTCTTGATATCCAAGGCGGAGTTATCAACTGGCCCAACCCGAATACCTTTGGGAGTAGTTTTTCAAACTACATCGCAGACGGTATTCGTTCTGGTGGGTTTGGTGATCACATAGGTGTTTCTGGAGTTCCGTCCGACGTAGATGCCGCTACTATGGCAGCTGCACGTACGAATCCGTCACGTCCTTACGTGGACGTGCCGGTCAATATCTTAGACATCTCCGAAGCCCCATCTAGGATCCTCCGCGATATAGCGGATGTTCGTAGAGCAGGGTTTTGGAGACCTCCTCGACCGCCGCGGTCGCCTCGTGAGGCGGCTTCGAAAGTCGGTGAGACTTGGTTGCAATATAATTTTATGGTTGCACCATTGGTCGGAGATATTGTCCGTATGGGCACGGCAGTTGATCAGATCAACCGAAGAGTTGACGAAATCAATCGCCTCTATGGCGGTACGGGACTCAGGCGAACTGTCACTGTGTTTAACGGGTCTGAACATGCGGTCTCTACGAGTTCCGTGGTTCAGAGTGCTGGTGTCTTTATCCAACCTAGATTTGACATCATCACATCCGTTACGAAGCGGGTCCACGTTAGGTGGGAACCTACTTCCAGGTGTGGATTAGCACCCTCACCTGCACAACGACGTGCGTGGGCAACCAGAGCCGTGCTTGGTCTCACATTGGATCTATCGACCCTTTGGGAGATCACGCCGTGGTCTTGGTTGGCCGACTATTTCGGGAATGTGGGTACCTATTTAAAGGCCACCCGTAACATTATCCCGGCTCGTCTCGTGGGAGTTTTTCCCATGACGCACACGAAGACCATATGGGAATGTCCTGAAACCTCTAGGATACAGAACGGTGTACTCATGAGCATGAGTGGCATCCGTTCTGTGAGGCAAAGGAAATCCCGCACATCTTCGTTTATCGCACCAGTCGCCCATTTTAATTTCCTTAATGGAAATCAAATGGGCAACTTGGCCGCTATCGCAGCTACGCGGTCTTCACCACGTAGGGGCTAGATAGTAGCCAAGTACCAGGAGAATGATAATGGCTTTCGCCGATCCTCTCGTTATCACAGTCAACGCGGTGGCCAAGAACTTGGTCCGCATTAACCAGGATGGTTACGGTTCTTCGTACCGTCTCCGGAGTGCGACCGACGACTACACTGTGCTCACGAAGAACTCGTCCTACACGGACAAGAAGACGGGCCAGAATATGGACCGTCACAGTGTGGATATTACTCACACTGTCTTCGCTACCCCGACGGCAGTTGCCATCAAAAGGCACTGCTATATCGTGGTGGAGAATCAGCAGGGTGATACCCTGTCTGACCCTCTGAACATGGTGATCGGATTTCTTGCAATGTTGCAAGCTTCTTCCGGTGCCAATATTACCAAGTTGCTGAACTTCGAGTCCTAGAATAAGGACAATAAGTCCAAGATTCGAGGGATGACGTGGAGGAGTGGCGACTCGAATATGAACTGAACTGAAAGGTTCATCCATATGAAAAGTCGTGCACACCTTGTCATTCTCGACGTCTTGCAGGGGCTTCTTAAAGATGCCACTGCAGCATTCCCGGAGTTGAAGGGTAGTTTCTCAAAAGATTTTGAGAGAATCGCCCTTTGCTGCGAAAGTAGAGGTCTTGGGCTATTCACCCTAGACCTTCCTCAGTTAGCTTCCCATCTTCTTGACGGGTTGCGGACTGGGCGCCTTCGTCCATCGGGCCCTCTGTCTAGGAGGGTTTCGAAGGAAGTTAAAGTGCCGAGATTATTCTCGGGACTTTGGCTGCGCGTCTTTCGCAAAGACTCCATCCTTAGGGAGGAAGTCGATGTCAATGCCGTCGCCTTCCTTGAGCAGCTTTGCCGCTTAGGGAAGAACGTAACGGTGGAGTGCTCTCTGGCAAAGACTCGTCAATGCCAGGAGGACTACCATGATATCGAGAAAGTTCTTCGACCGCCTACTCTCGAGTGGGCAGAAGACGTCCTTTCGCACGATCGAGCGGAGGCTCTGCATCTTACTGATGCTTGCCTTGATTGCAATACTGACGTCTTGCTCGACTCTCAGGAGATGTTCGATTTCCTGGGACGGACAGACGTTCGTAAGCAACTGCGAGATCGTGAACTCCTCAGACAATGTCAGCTTGTAGCCGACCTTGTTTCACAGGAACTTGGTGTCTTCCTTCCCCTTCAGTATAGTACTGAAAGGGAGTCAGAAGGCATCGGTTCCGGCCTAAGGCATGGTCCTGGAGCTGTGTCGCTCATGCCTAAGAGTCGTGATAAACATGACTTCTTTGCATGGTCGAACAAGCTTGAAGGAGTGTTTCCTTATAAGTTGTTTGGACTTGTCCATCCTTATCAGGAACACACCCTCCCGGCTAACCGGGAGTTACCAAGCCGATTACTCGGCGTACCGAAAAGTGCGAAAGCACCTCGGCTCATTGCCGCTGAGCCTGTTGAACACCAATGGTGTCAACAGCTCATTTGGTCCTGGATCCGTCATCGCGTTGATGGGACACGTGTGTCCCATTTTCTCGATTTTCGGAAGCAGGAACTTAGCGGCGCTTTGGTAATCCAAGCATCCTTGGATCGAAAACTTGCTACGGTAGATCTATCGTCTGCAAGTGATCGTCTTACGTGTTGGACCGTGGAACGTGTATTTAGATGTAATCCATCTTTCTTACGCGCTCTGCACGCCGCACGTACGAGGTGGACGTTCGATAATATCGAACCGTCCCGTGGCTCCTTCATAAAACTGAAGAAGTTCGCCTCGCAAGGCACAGCAACCACTTTTCCGGTGCAGTCCCTCGTATTCCTCATCATTGCCTTAGCATCTGCTTTAGGTGATGAAGAGGTTACTTGGAAGAATCTGCTACGGTATCGTGGCAAGGTCCGCGTGTATGGGGACGATATTGTTGTTCCCACACACGGGTATGCGCGACTAATCCGCACAATGGAAATCCTTCAGCTAAAGGTGAATGACTCTAAGAGTTATGCACTCGGTAGCTTTAGGGAATCCTGCGGTACCCGGGGCTATGCAGGTTATGATATAACTTGCGTATCGCCTAAGGTATTTGTCGCAGACGGCCCGGCATCAGTCCAGGCTGTGATTGACACGACCAACAACCTCTTTTATAAAGGATATTGGCATGCTAGCACAGCACTTGAACGGTATATACCGCCTCGTGTTAGACGAGGACTCCGGTACATATCTAAAAGCGATGCTGGGATCTCGGGTCTCGCAACATGTTCCGGGACTGACGAATCCCACCTTCGTCGAAGGTGGAATTCGACTTTACACCGGCATGAAGTTCGAGTGTGGCAGAATTCTGCTAGCTCGAAAAAGAGACCACGGGACGGGTATACAGCGCTCCTGGATTTCTTATCCAGGCCACACAACAAGTGGGAACCACGAGTTGTGTCGGAATATGCACTTAATACCCGGAAGTCCAAACATGGACTTCGATGGGAGCCCTGCGTGTCAAGGATCGCCTCTGTCAATTACCTACCGTGCCCACGAAATAGAGATCACATCTCTAGATCGGGACGCGTTGTGTAACTTGACAATATGCGATCTTTGTCTGGTTATGGACTATGTCCTTAACTAGTTAGACGCGTCAGGGTGGAGGATCTTTCATCCTCTCTTCTTTTGAAGGAAGATAGGAAGATCCCATGGGGTGGAC